TCCAAGCACTTGAACTTCAAGATCCCCAAGGTGTTCAAGTTCCCGTTCTTCTCCTTCAGGAAGTTCCACTTGGACGAGATCGACAGCTTCATGCACCCGACCTTCGACATCGCCTACGAGTTCAACGACGGCACCATGCTGATCAACGACAAGTTGAAGTGGCTGGACATCGAGAAGATCAACGAGGACACGGACTACCTGACCAAGGGGATCGGGTTCGACGAGATCGAGGACAAGGACATGATCGAGTCCTTGATAGAGTTCATGATGCAGGAGTCCGAGGACAACTCCAACGAGATCTTCAACAAGGAGATGTCGCACGACAACTTCTACAAGCAGATCTCGAAGACGAGATTGTGGGAGGTCACCTGCTTCGTGTCCGAGCTGATGGAGAACATCTGCTACCTGGAGGGGAGGAGGCACGTGGTCAACAAGAGGGACGGGCACACGGCCATGAAGAAGTTCGGGAACTACACGTTGCTGGTCCGGAAGGGGTCCAAGTTGACGGCCAAGAACCAGATCAAGTACAAGGTCTTCTGCAACAGGGACTACATCGAGTACTCGGACACGAACATCTTCCACAACTGGTACGCCTACGACGACGACCCGAGGCTGATGCAGACGAAGTGGTTGACGATCTCGATCACCGACCTGAGGCACCTGATCAGGGGCAGGGAGGTGATCATGGCCATCGCCTCGGACTACCAGGACAAGTTGTTGGAGATGTCCAAGATGGAGGAGGTGAACTTCAAGGTGGTCGACAAGGCCCTGGTGACGATGATGTTGGTGTTCTTGGAGCACAAGAGGGGCACGAGCACGTCCTTGCAGATCAACAGGTACCTCTTGCACTCGGCCCTGGGGTACGTGACGTGGAGGGAGAAGCTCGTCAGGGACATCAACAACGACCCCATCAGGAGCAGGTTGGAGAGCTACGTGAGGATCATGCAGCTGAACTGGTACCACATGATGATGTCCAAGGTGGAGGACAACTGGTCCAAGAGGATCATCAAGATGGCGTCCACCGACTCGT